CTCCACCTAAATCCCCCCCTAAATCTCCTCCTGTATCCTCTCCTTCTAAATCGCTTAGATCATTAACTTTACCCGTGCCTGCATAATCATACCTTAACAAGCGGGCAATAGCTTCTGCTGCTTGTTGTTCTTCAGGGAGAGATTCTAAGTAATATTTTTTTCCTGCTACTTGAGCTATAAATAAAGCTTTATCTTGGTCCTTACCTTGGTAGGTTAAGTAAAAATCAGCACCATTTACTAATTTAATTCTAAAAGTGGTAGGACGTGGGGCAACCCATTCTATAGCTTCAACAAAAGGTTCATATTGAAAATCAAATAAGTCATCCATAATATCCTTTAAAGGTGGAAATTGATCCAATACAGGAAACTTACTAATTTCAATATCTGCTGGGTCTTTATCCGGGTTGGATTTTTCAGCATATACCTTTTTAGCTAAGGTTTTAATTTTCGCTATGAATTCAGACTTCTGCATTATCTTTTTATTGTTGCAAGTTTATCTAACTCAGCTGTTGAAAGTACCTTATATTGCTTTTTTGATCCTTTTAATTTTTCTATCGCTGCGTCAATACGATCTAGTTTAGCTCCATATTTGTCAGCAATAGGACCTCCTCCTGACTCTGCTTCTTGTTCCATGTCCGCCATCAAACGTTCACGTTCTTTTTCTAAAGCAATTATTTTATTAGCGTCTTCTTTTAAGTAATCTTTGTACACTTTATTGTGTCCACCTCTTTGAGCTATAGTAGGATCACTTTTTTTAGGTTGATTGTATTGATATCTAGCTGTTCTTGCATTTTTAATTTTTTCTAATGAAGATTTCGCTTGATCACTATACTCAAACCCACTCATGTCAACTTCATATTCTTCTAACTTACCTTGTTCAGCGTTTTTAGTATTAGCATAATCTTTAGCATCCTTCATAGTTTTAAATTTACCTACGAGGACACCATTTTCACCTGTTATATCAAATGGTTCACCTTCCCAAACATCAAACCATCCATTTGGGGCTGCAGTAGCTACATACTTAGCATCTGGGTTGTTTTTAAGGTGGTGTTCTTTTTTGATGGTTTTGGATACTTTTTCTCTACGATTTTTTAAATAATCGTCTGTTTTATCTACTTTACCATCATTATTAATATCAGCATCTTCTTGGCCTACAGGATCTAATTTTTGCTCATGGATAGTTTTTACAATTTCTTGTATTTCTTCTAAATCAAAAGCTTTTTTAAACTTGCCCATGTGTTTTTCTTTTTTATTTATTTCACCTTTAGTAAGTTTACGCTCATTTTTAGGTGTTTGAGGTTTACCATGTTTAGCCAAATTAGTAGCCAATGCATAAGCTAAAGATGTCCTTTCTTTTTTAGACATCTTATCTAATTTGGTCCTTTTTTTAGCCATTATACATCCTCACCTTTAATACCGGCGTCTTTTTCTACTTTTTTAAATTCGGTTTTCTTAGCAAATTTAGCAGAATTAAGAATTTGATTTGCTAGTTCTCTTTCGTCTACATCTTTTGCTCTTCTAGCTAATTGAACTAAAGTATCACCAATATCGTCAAGTTCAAGGGCTTTGTCTTGTGCTGGTTCCTCTATGGTAGCAGCAATTTCTTCTTCACCTTCAAGATCACCTAATTCAACATCTTCTTCTTCTTGCTCAGCAATTTCGGCTAAAATTTCTTGACGAAGATATTCTTTAAATTCAGATTTAGAAACTTTAGTTTCTTTTACACCTTGGAGTTTTTTAGTCTTTTCAAGTTCAGCATTAAACTCTTTTTGCTTTTCTATATCGGTATCTGATACTTCTTGCATTTTAAGAATTTCAGTTTTAAGATATTCTTTGAATTCAGATTTTTTCATTTTATTGTTATTTTGATTTAGCGGCTTTTTTACCCCATGTTTTACCTTTACCTGGGTCTTTACATTTTGATGGAGTGGGTTTGCATGCGGGATATTTAGCACGTTTTTCACCTTTTTTCCTACCACAAGTTTTGTATCCACCTTTACCATCAGGAGCATTACAATCTACCCATCCTCCTTCTTTACCTTTAGCCCCTGATCTATTAAACCATGTGCGTAAGGTTTCTTTTTCTAAAAGAGTATCAACAATTTCTTGAATTGATATTTGATCTTCCTTTAAACCTTTCCAAATATTACCTTTGCGACATCTAACTACTGCTCCACTTTTATATGCAGATGGTTTTTTAAATTTCCTGTCAGCTATACGAAGACATCTATCGCGCTTTTTCTTTTTCTTTTTTTTACGCTCCTCTAATGTAGATTTAATAACTTCTTTTACAACATGCTTATCTAATAAGTGAGCCAAATTAACTTTGAATTCAATCTTATCGTCTACTTTTATTTCCTTTTCATTAAGACCACCAGGGGTAATGAATTTTCTACCAGTATTAGCATCCTGGTTGTATCCGCAAGTTCCTTCGTTAATAGCCATGTTGTTGATAAATATGTAGAATTATTTAACTTTTAAATTTTCTAAAAATTGAATTCCCTCTTGTAGTTCTCGTTCTAATTCTTTTTTACTTTTACCTCCTTTCCAATTTTCAACATCTCCTGCTTCAGTAACATAATTAGCATTAGATTCTTGTATTCTATCTTTCATAAATTCAGAATAACCATTGATGGCAGATTGAATATGATCATTACGAAGATTATTAGTATATTCTTCTAACTTACCTTCTTTTTCAAGTTGGACTTCGTGGTCTATAACACAATCAAAACATTTTTGGTAGGCTGGAAATACTTTCTTATCAAGGTATTTTTTCATTAAAGTATTACACTCAGGACAAAATAATGGGAGTTTGCCCATTTTTTTAAATTTATCCATTTTGGTAATATTTTGTTTTAGACCATTTTTAATAGTCCAAGTACGACCATTTTCTTCCCATACATCACCTTCAACATGGTGTTCATGTTTTTTAGTATAACCTACTCCTTCAGTTGTACGAGAGGTTGTATCACCCGTAATAATATTACGAGCACGTTGTACATCTTTTTTAGAGAATTCTTTTTTTAAAACGTTATCGGGGTTATTCATTTTCTAAAACCTTTTATTTGTTTTTTAGTTGCTACATCCATCATAGTTTTAAGCATTAGTAGCCTTTTATTTATTAAAGATTGCATTAATTCAAGAGTTTCAATGTCAAACTCGTCATTTACGGCTTTTATAAAGTCTTCAGTTTTCATTTTTTATTTGGTCTTCCCAGTTTCTAAATAAAATATTACCATTTTCATATGCTTCACGTTCAATTCTATCTAAATTTCCATCTTCATTAGTGTTGGTAGTTTGGTTGTGGTTTAAAGTACCATTTAAATTTTGATGGTGATGAATTAATTCGTGTGCATATGAACGTAATATATCTTTGGGGTGTCTCCCCATTGTGTATAATGCAACTAATTGGGTATTAGGATCATAATAAGCTGTTCGACCTAGTAAATCATTAGCATTTTCAATGTCATTACTAATAAATTTAACTTTAGGGTAAGGACGAAGATTCAAACCATTATTTTCCATGTATTGAGTTAAAGAAGCAATTGAAGGAGTTAAATCTTCTTTTAATATTTTATAGCCGGAACCATATGGGGATGATTTTTGATTATGATTAGGAGCTGTATTTTCATTTATTGTCATTATAGTATCATATGATTTAGATTTTAAATCATTTAATTGACCTATAATATCCGCTCTTCGTAAAACTTTAAACGCTAAATTTTCTACGCTATATTCACCTCCTTTTTCTAGGCCTGATGAGCGCATATTTCTTAAACGTTCTTTGATTTTGTCTACTTTAGTAATTACTTCTTCGTATTTTCCTTCATCATACAAATCCTGTACATCTTCTGTTTGGGCTATGTAATCTTGAGCTTTAGTAGAAATATCATCTTTATCAATCATTACTTCCTTTTTCTTAGGAACAACAATCCATTTATCATTTAAAATTGAATAAAGACCAGATGCTGTGTGACTTTCACCCTCATTTTCAACATAAACTTCTACAGGGAAACCGTAAATAGTAATATCATGAGCATCGTTCCAAATGCCTTTTTTAGCCATGAAGTAATTTCTTACAAACTCTTCATCATCATCTACATCTGAAAAGTCTAATACTAAGTGAAGGTCGAAGTCTGAAAATTTAGACCAATTATAATTAGCTAAGCTACCTGTTAATTTAATATCTTTTAATTTAACATTTTCAGGTAAATCTAATGAATCAAAAAAGTCTTGGGCTATTTCAAGTAATTTTTCCCTAACCTCTGGTTTTAATTTTTCTCCATCCCAAACATCTTGGACTAATGTGTCCTGGATATCAAAGCTATTAATTACATCTGTTGGAATTACTTCTAAGAGGAATTCTTTAATGTTTTTCTTTTGTTTATTTAGACGTTGCGTTTTAGCTTTAGAAGCTTCTTTACGTTTAGTTATATAATCTAAAGCAGTCTTTAAACGTTTTTTAACCTCGGGTTTTTTAGCTCTATTATAAGCTGCTCTTGTTCTTTGATGGATTAAATTAATTACTTGAGATTGACGAGCGTGGGATTTAGCTTTAAATGATTTTTTAGATAAAGTATCAACAATATCCTGCCTTGTAGAAAACTTTACTTTTACAGTATCTGAGGGGTCTTCATCTGTGTATAAACGTCTACCTGATCCTTTTGGTTTTTTACCTGTACCTGTTTTTGGGTCTCTACCTTCATAAATGGTTTTAAGGTTTTTACCTACATTATAATATTTCATAAAATCAGCAGAATCTTTTCCACTGAGGGTTTTGAATATAGAAGCAGCTGCTTTTTTGCCTTCTACAGATAATTCAGTACGTGACATATCCTTACCATCTCTTAAGGCTTCAAAATGAAGTTTAACTTCTTTTAAAATTTTAGCTGCTTCAAAATCACCATTTCTTATAGCACTAGATAATAACTCTTGAGTATACCCTAATACTGCAGCATATCCTAAATTTTTCTCACCAGGTTCTACTAGTTCTATGCCAGTAGTCATTATATCGTGGGTTACCCCGGGGCTGGCTTGTAAACCATTAGCTACTGCTAATAAAATAGATAAGGTAAGCATGCCTTTTCTACCATAGTACTTAAGTTTTTCTTTAACTTTATCAAGATCAATTTCTTGTAAATTATTTACTTCACCTAAAATATCATTTACAACATCTTTTTCTTTAGAAGATAATCCTTCAAATTGAGCAGCAGGTAAATTCTTTTTAGCCCAATCTGTCCAAATTTTCATTACCTCAGCTTCTTCTTCAGAAGATAATTCTTCTGCTCTATCATCTAAGAAATCTTGAATAGCTTTAGTTAGCGTGATTTTTTTAGTTTTAGCACTTTTATATAATCCTTGTACAAAAGCAGGAATTTCATAATCTAAAGTAAGATAATCAAATAAAGGTAAATCATCTTGATCTATACCATCAGGCATTACTCCTTTATCAAAAGAATATTGACTAATATGTTCAATCTCATGCCTAAGAGCATCTTTTACTTCTGGGACTAATTCTGAATATGCTTTTGGGAAGCTGTCAGGATTATAATTTATCTGAATATAGATCATAGGTTCATCTCCGGCTCCAGCGTTTATTATATAAGGAGCAGGTCCTAGTGTGTCAAAATCTGTGGGGTAAAAATATAATTCTAGTTTATAAGTTACGGGTTTTTTCTTACCTCCAACATATCCTATAAAACTCTTTTTTTCGCTACCCTCATATTCTTTGCCAAATTCTTCTCTAAATTTATTTATAACAAAACGTGATTGTTTTAATACTTCTTGATCATACCTACCTTCTTCAAGTGGTAAAATAGGGGTTTTAGATAAGAAATTCTTTTTACGCATAATAGTTTTAGCAATAGCTTTATTTGCTATTTTCATAAAAGGAATATTAATATTAGTTTCCTTATCTTTAGCTACTAATTCCTTGTATTTTTTTAAGAAAGTAATAAATTCATCTTTTTTATCTGCTAATTTTTCAAAAAAGTCTTCTAATTCATAGGGTTCAATATCGGGATAATTTCTAGGATCATTTAATCTATCAAAAAAATGTTGGCCTGATAGATCAATGTCTATGTCAGGTTTCATTTTTTCGTCTGCAAAGTCTTCTATAAAATCTACTTCAGTTTCATCAAATTCGGGTTTAAATGAAACACGTTCTTTTAACGACACATTATTCCATTTATCACATATTTCATGTTTACCTATCCAAAATTGTCTTTTTTGCTCGTCCTCTAGAGAATATTGGGATCCATTTATTTCTTTTACTTCAAAATATTTTCCACGTTTAATACGTTTTTTCTTACCTTCATGATAGATATAAGCACCTTTTTTAACAAAAAATTTATCATTTATTTGAGTAGGATTTTTTTCTTCATTAATCCCCATTGTATCCGAAAGCATATCCCATATTTGATCTATTTCGGGGATATCAGGAAGTGCTTGTACAAATGTTTCTTTATCTCTATTAAGAAGGGCTTTTCGTGTCTTAGTTCCACTTACAGTTCCTCCTGTAGTAATTTGTTTTACTTCAATATTAGGATATTTACCTGTGTTAAGGGATTTAGTACGTTTTATTATATCCTGGGAATCGTCTTCGTTTCCTTCTCTAGCTCCTAGGAACCAGTAGATTGTTTTATCAGGATTGTCTTTTCCGTAAGCATAAATAGCTCCAATAGGAGGTTTACCTTCAGGAGAAGGTTGAATTTCAACTTTTGAAGGGAGATATTTTTTATAAATTCTCCAAATAGCTATAGATTCTTCTTGTGTAATTGAGTCTCTTTCCCCACTTCCTACTAACACAATCATTTTATCCATTTCAGGATTTTCATCTAAAGCTCGTTTTACTACTTCTAAATGGCCAACAGTAGGAGGTTTAAAACCTCCTCCAAACATTCCTATTATTTCTTTGCGTGGTACCTCAGCCTCACTTAAAATTCCCTTTACTAATTCTGCTGCTAACTTATTCATAAAGATAAAAATGCTTTAATTTTAGATTGGGCTTCCTCTTTAGTAACAGAATTATCTATTACGTTTTGCACACTATCCTTGCTTAAAAAACTAGCAACTAATTGGTTAACTTTAGCTTTTTTAGCATCGGATTTAGCTTGCTGTTCAGGAGTTTTAGGTTTAGTACCTTTAGGTTTATAGGGATCTAGATATTTGGTTATAATATCTTCAACACTTTTTTCTGTAAAAGGTTGAGGGTCGTTTACAACTGCTACAAAGTTGTTACCGAATTCATTATAATACACATCAAAATTACCAGTGACAGAAGACCAAGTCCTAAATACAATTGATGGCGGTAAACTACGGTCTTTACCTTTACTTTTTTCAAACCTTTTTTCATTACGTTCAAGCGATTGCTCTAAAGAGGTGTAAACATATAACATCATAGTGTCATATCCTGCTTCTTTTAGTTTTTTATCTAGATTTAATGTAGCTTTAGATGAAGCACCAGTTCCATCTACTACAATACTTTGATTAGCTACTACAGCATCCTCCATAGCAGCATCGTACTGCTTTTTTGAAAAACCCATTGCTTTTGCTGCCTGACTTCTCTCTTCAGGGGAAGCATTTTTCATATCTAAAGATACACCTCTTTTAGCTAAATCTTTCATATAAAAATCATCCACATTTAATACTTTAAGATCAAATTGACCTAAAATATCACGTATAATAGATGATTTACCTGCACCAGGTGCACCAGCTAATATTAATGCTTTGGGTTTACCTTGTATTTCTTTAAGGATGTCGTATAATTTCACAGCAAAATATTTGCTATAAATATTACAAATTTCTTTTAGCTATTGTTCTGAATTGTGTAAATGCGGGTTTATGGTTTGGATTTTCTATATCAAATAGAGTTCGGACTGCTTTATAAATGCTTAAATTATCTTCTTGTGATCTAGATGATTCATACATTTCCCATCCTTTACCTTGTATCTTACCCTTTGCAGCTTTTCTTTTAGAGGATTTTAACCATAATACCCCTGTACGATCTACTTTTTTGCCAAAACACTCTTCAAAACATTTAGCATAAATAGCAGTTTGTAAATCATAAGTTGTTTGAAGATGGTTTGATGTTTTAAAATCTATTACCCACAACTCACCATTAATTTCACAAACCATATCACAAGTACCTGCTATCTTTAACTCATCTGAGAATAGGTGAACTTCGGCTTCTATTAGTGTAGGTTTATATTCTTCCCAAAAATCGACAAATTTAAGAAACATTTGCCAAACATTAGGAGCATACATGGGACGACCATGTTCTAAAAATTTTAATTCTTCCCCATTAAGATATGCCTCAATCATTTCATGTACTTGAGTACCTTCTTCGGATGCTTTTTTAACAATATAATCTGCCGAATATCCTACTTTTTTAAGCCAATCCTCAAAAAATTTACCTTTGGGATAATGACTAAGTACATAGGTTACTGAAGGATAATATTCACCATTTCTTTGATAATACCTTCCATCTGGGAGAGTAATTTGTTTGTGGTCATCAGATATTTCTAATATCCTACCATAATGTTTTTTAATTTGTGTCATAAGGCTAATTTTTTAGCCAAAAGCCCAGATAAGGTTAAGGGAGTAGACTTTTGAATTAGTTCAGTGAAACGTTTAAAGCCTAACTCACTTGGGTCTTTATCATCCATTTCTAATAAATGGACCTCTTTACCTTCGTTCATAAACCTTTCACAAAATTTTAGTGATGATTTGATAGCATCACTATCGAGTGCTATATATATTTTTTCAACTTTAGAAGAAACAATCTTCTTCATTAAATTGGTTTGGATATTTTTTCCTAAAAGCGGGATAGCATTCCTTTTGATGGCTATGGCATCAAATGGTCCTTCACATAATACCAACGGGCTATTCCAGTTTATAAACATTTCAAACGGTACAATATCACGAGATACTGATGGGTTTTTGTATTTACGGAATGGTTCTTTTTCGAAACTACGGGCTGTAAAATAATTTAAATTACCATTAGCATCGTATGAAGGGATGATAATCATGTTTTGGTATTCCCCATCTTCACAATACCCCATATGATATTTAATCATATCATCAGGTGTTACCCCCCTTTTTTTAAGATAAGTTAAAGCATGTCTAGCCATTAAACTAGTAGGTTTATCTATAAAGGGAACGTATTCTTTGGGTAAAAATAAATCGTGGTGAATTTCTATTTCTTCTACAAAAGAACCTTGGGGTATTAATCTTTTAGCTTCTTCAATCTTATCGTAAGCTTCTGTTTTTTTAAAAAGATTAGGGATTGTTTTACCCCTGGTGTTGCATACCCAACAATGCCAAGGATTATGTCCTTTTTTATTTTCTGTAAAGTTGACCTCTAATTTAGGTTTGTGATGTTTACAAAAGGGGCAATGATAAGCATAATTACCTCTAGCAGTACGTCTTCCTTTACCTAAAACAGAATCAACTAGAGTTACCAATAAAGGATTAATCATGTATGTGAATATACGATGAATAATTTAGATATCAAAGTCTGAGGTAAAAAATTTGCCTAGAATGTTATCATTGTAGTATTTTTCAGGTTGTTCTAATACTTCAAGCTGGAATAACCATTTGGTTTCTAGGTAAGTAAGATGTTTTTTATTAAAAGCAAGCTCGATAATTTGTTTTTGCAAACTTTCTAACGTAACTTCTCCTTTGCTGATTTGGTTTTTAAGATGTGAATTAGATCCATAATATTTTTTCCAATCACTTTCTTTTTGAACAATTTTAAATGTTTTTTTTCTACCACGGCCTGTTTGCTCTGCTAATTCTACCTTAGTGAGTTTTTTCTTATAATTGTGGAATAGGACTTTTTTTCCTATATATTTTTTACCCTCGGGGGTAATTACTTCATATACAAACCCAAAGGTATTTGGGGGAAATTGTGATATGTCTGTAATTTTTTCTTCATTATATAACCAATTCATCTATCTATATTTACTAATATTGTTGTATCTGTGTTGGATGATAAAGATAAAGGTTGGGTAAGTTTTCCAACAGCTATCAATTCCTTATTATTATTATAAAGACCTACAGTAGTAACAAAAGGAGAAAAATCTGATCCTGTTACATAATCCTCATAATAAGCACTTCCGGATGTTCTAATTTTACCTTGCCCATTAATTGAACTAGATAATAAACTAGGATTCATAGAATAATTAAATTCATTAGCACTTATGGTGCATTTATATTGAGTTTCAAATATAGTATATGAAGATTTCCAATTTGGGTTTGTGATTAAAGGATCACTACTAGGATCAAAGCCTCCTCCATTTTGACCTGTTAAGACAATTAACCCCGCAGAATATATTATATTTCCTACCTGAGTAGCTCCTTCTAATATATTTCCTTCACCATCATCACTATAATCATCATCTGAGTAACTCCCAGGTTTAATATAATCTCCTACTTGTTTGCGAGGGATTGATAATACCTGTATTCCATAATTAGATTCAAAACTTGAGGACCAATACCTTAGCTCGTTTATTGATGATATAT